CGAGCCTGAGTCTGAATATTAGTCTGAGCATCCTGCAACACACGCAACTTAGCCTTCACACGACTCAACTTCGCTATCGCAATATCCAAAGCAAACTTCTCCGCCTCAGAATGAAGAGTAGCCAAAGCCTCACGGTCAACAACCGTACCCTTAGCATCCAACAAAGCATTAGACTTCGCCCTGTCATACGCTAAACGAGCCGTAGCCACTTCTTCCTCAGCAGCAAACAGCGCATCAACACCCTTAGACGATTCCTGACGAATCGCCACCAAGTCTTGAATAATCGAATCAGGAGTCTGAAACTGCATTAGCCATCGCCTCAATCTCGCCTAAAACCTGAGCTGTAGCACCATTAGCACGAGCCTGCACCCACAAAGCACGCAACTCATCCTTCGTAGTCAAAGCCTTAGCCTGAGCCACCCAACCACCTACAGGTGCTTGCTTCTCAGCCCGTTGAACCTTCTCCATCTCCTCACGAGACGGTGACTTAGCCCCAGTGTAACCAAGAGCCTGTAAACAACGCCCACGAGCCGAAGTTTCAGCGTTCTCCAAAGCAGACGTTTGGTTTGCCATACCAGTTCCATCCACCTCGAACGCAAAGCCAGTAGCGGACGGCGCAACCTCATCAAGATAACGGAAAGCCGAAGCCTTAACCACCCAACGAGTCTTACCAACTTCGCCATCCATAGCGATAATCTCTGTAACAATTCGCCCATCCTCATAATCTGCCAAAAACTTTTTGATACGGCTATCAACCGTGTCATACTGCGCCAAATCAAACTTAGCCATTTTTACTACTTCACTTTCACTAGGAACGGTGCTGAACCATTACGTCCAGCCTGTCTTTTAACAACAACTTTTCCATCAACCATGCCACGCTTAGCAACGCCCATGTTATCCAGAATCATTGACTTTAGCATAGTCGTTGCACTTTCCGCAGTAGCTAACGCATCCAACGCAGAAACATAAGCGTGACCCAAAGGCCCAAGCTCAACATCGCTATCATCAATGTCAGGGTTTAAAGCACGAACGCTCTCGTAAGTAGAAGTTGAACCATCCCAGTCAGGTTGCTTATCTTCCTGAACATTCGCCCAAAACTGTTCAACCAAAGCGAAGTCTGCAGACTGCTGGAACTCGTCAGCTGGCACATCAAACTCACGATACTTATTGCCACTGAACAAAGCAACAACAACAGCTTTCTTGAAACCCATAATGCGCAAATACCACTGCACCTGCGTTAGATAGTAACGAGGCACATCATTAGCAGTACCACGCACACCCTCAGCAGGCAAGTTCCAGTCATCCGCATAAGCAGCAGTCTTAACCTCAACAATGCCGAACTCGCCATTCTCATCACGGAAAACGGCATCAGGGTTAGCTATCTCCCAAATGTTTTCTCCATGCCAAGTGCCAGGAGCGGCATCAACATAAAGTAAAGGGTTACGGCGGGCAAACTCGTCCAAAATAACGCACTCAAGACGAGAACCCCAAAACATCGGCTCACTCTGCTTCAGCTCACCACTAATACGACCAGTCTTCTTAGCCCACAACGTATAAGCAGACTCCCAACGATTCAACCCACAAATAGTCGAAACCTCAGACCCACCAATACCCATAGCACGCTGCTGATGCCACTCAGGACTACCAGACTCAAAGACACCCAAACAGGTAGCTTTACTAACAATTTCCATTTTTAACTCCAATTTGCTTTTTCATTACCGCAGTTGGTAACGTATTCACTATACACAGACGGTCAGACATTGACCAAAAAGAAAAGTCACAGAAGGATAACGATTGAACCGCATACAGAAAGCACACCACAAGCTCAACCAAAAGCTCGTCCAGTTCGAAGACGAAATACCGTGCTTCTACGAGAGCCCAGACATCTTCGACCCAGAAATGTTTGATGACTACCACACACGCCAAAACGCAATCAAAGTAGCAAAAGACTTATGTGCCACCTGCCCAGCAAAACAAGAGTGCTTCGACTACGGATACAAATCATCCGCATCAGCAATGATATGGGGTGGGGTCACTGTGCCCGAAATGATTAAAATGAAATACCGCAACAAATAAAAACAGACCCCCTAATATCTCTACTAGGGGGTCGTGCCCTATTGTCGAAACGCAAGGGGATGTAAAACCAGTCTACTACTTTTTCTTGTCAATATCCTCTTGGAACTTCTGCACAGCATCCTTAGTTGCACGAGCAACATCGCCACGAGAAACCTTACCAGTCACAGCAATCGCATAACCAATAGCACCAACAATACCCAACATTAGGGTAGACCAAGCAATCAAAATACCAGTAAACGGGTCACCAGTAATCAAAGCACCCGAACCAGCTGCACCACCAATAATGAACAGCAAGATACCAAATCCACGCCAAATCAGGTCACCAACAATGTAACCAACTAGCCTAATGCGCTCTTTCATTATTTTCCTACAATCTTCTGCCAAGCAACACTATCAATGATACCAGTGATAGGAAGCCCAACCTTCTTCTGCCAAACCTTCACAGCAGCCTCAGTCTTAGGCCCAAAAACACCATCAGCAACAACACCAACAGCCTTCTGAACAGCCTTAATGCCAGCACCCTTAGAGCCAACCTTAATAGGGCTAAAGGCCACTACAGCATCCACAGGAGCAACAGGCTTAGCCTCAACCGAGTGAGCAGGCATAACCTCAACAGGCGCATCAACAGGAGTCTCCAAGCCTGCCTCAACATTAACCTTCTCCCACTCAATAGCAGCAGCAGTAAACTTCATAGGGTCATAAAAGCCCTTACCCGAAGCAAACCCAGCCATAGGCTGCGACTTCAAATGCTTAGCCCAAATCTCCCAATGCAAGTGCGGACCATTAGCAAAACCAGTTTCACCCATACGACCCACAACAGTGCCAGCAGTAATTCTCTGGCCAACCTTCACCTTAATCGAACCCTTCACCATGTGAAAATAAGTCCAAGTGATTTTCTTGCCCATAACCTTAGACTGCACAACAACCTTATTGCCCGCACCATTAGGGTCAGTCGAAGTTGAAACCGCAACAACCTTGCCATCAAAACAAGCTTCAAGATAAGGATTGCCGCTCTTCCAAATATCTACACCATTGTGATGCTTCTTCACGCCCGAAATCGGGTGTTTGCGCCAACCAAACTTAGAAGTAACCTTCCAAGCCTTACCAGCCCTACCATCCAACGGATACTGACTCTTAGCCATAATTAGCCTTTCAAAATAGAATAAACAGCAGCAACAAAACCAGCCACACCAGCACTCAAAGAAGTCCACAACAAACGAGGAATCCAAGCACGCTCAGCCGAAGTAATCTCCAACTTAGACACACGAGAAGGCAAATCAGACATACCCTTCAACTCAGACGCAAGCTGAATAAGAAGCTTATTCGTCTCCTGCTGCTCCTTGTAAAGGTCATTAATAGTCACCTTGACGTGAGTAGGCTCATTCTGCGACATCAACAGCCTCGTCCACGTCAGGCTCGCCAACAATCTCATGCGAAGAAGGAACAGTATCAATCATGGCTAAAGCCCTATTCGCATCAGCAATTTCTGAATGAGAACTAACTATTGTGCCAGTTGGCAAATAAATAATATTTAGCATTATGGTCCTACATACGAAATGGTCACGGTTGCGCTATCCATGTTTATAGCTCCACCAGAGTTTTGTAGCGCATAAAAAGAAACAACATCGCCAGCAGCAAGATACTGATTAGTAGCAATATTTACGTTACCAGCACCATTAACAGCTGCGCTACGGTTATCTCCTACTACTGAGCTTCCGTTGACATACACAGAAACCAAACGCCTTCCAACCGTGCTGCTACCAAAAAGAGCCCAATAAGAAATAACATACATTCCAGCATATGTCACAGTGAAATCGCCCGAACTATAACTGATGCCAGTCCTAGAAACTGTTGCCGTAGGGAAGGTTAGCTTCGTAGAAGTCGTGTTATCGTTAGGGATGCTTTGAGCGGTTGTGCGCTTGTAAACAGCCATTGGCATCTGGCCAGCAACAGGATACCAACCAGTCGCAGAACCATCCAAGTTCATCTGATACTGATTCAAGTCAGTCAAATAAACAAACATACCCTCAGCAGGCGCAATCGTAGCAGTAGCACCAGTGCCGATAACCGAACCAGCACTACCAATAGCACCAGTGCCAGGCAAAACCATAACACTCTGCTCCATCAAATAATCATTGACATCAGCAGCAGTCAAATAATCAAAAGCAACAAACTTTTTTACAGCCATAAAAACTCCTAAACCCTAAACAATTCTAACCCAGAATGTTTGCATCCAACTGACCCCACTGAGGGCTGTCCAACACAAACGGAGACACATCAATAGACGACAAACGATAACTAACCATATGAGACTCAACATCAATATCATGACTAACCGCAATAACACGACCCAACTTTTGAACCTGGTCACCCACACCATTAGGCGTAAAATACACTGAAACAACAGTGTCAATATCAATCGCCAACAAAGCAGCAGCAAGGTCAGTGCTCAAATTGTTGATACGCACACTAATAGACTCAACACGCAAATTAGGTTCATAGCTCTTATACAGCACAGAGTTAGCAGCCTTAGTCACATCAGCAAGGTCATCATTCAACAAATCCGAACCCAAATCGTAGCCACGAAGACCATAAACATCCTGAGACATAGGCGCATCAACCGTAACAATCTCAGTAGAGTCAACAATAGACGCAGCACTCACACGGTTATACAAGCTCTCAGAACCATAAACAATGCTTATTTCCTCATAAGGAATACCAGTACCATCATCCGCAAACACCACAGGAGTAGGGTTAGGGTTATTAACCGCAACAAGCAAAGTAGAAGTCGCATTACCCTCAACAGGTGCAACAATCGTTACCTCAGCAGAAGCAGTGTATGGGCCAGAGTAAGTAGCACCAAAAGTAGTAGAAACCTCATTATGCGCAGCTACACGGTAATAATAAGTAGCACCATTAGTGCGACCAGTATCAGCATAAGTAACGGCAGTAGAAGCAGTATCAGACGAAACAGTAATCCAAGTAGCGTTATCAGTAGAACGCTGAATACGATAACCCGTAACAGGGGTCTCACCAGAAGTAACAGCAGGCGCAGTCCAAGACAAGTTAGCTGTCGTACCAGAAGAAGTAACAGTCAAGTTAGTTGGAGCTGCAGGCAAAATGTCGTAAGAAATACTCCAAACCAACGAAGCCCCAGTAGTATCAGCCTCGCTGTTTGTAAAGTTGCTAGAACTACCGCTGTTAGCGTTATCACGCCAAGTATTACCAGACTTAGTAGTATCCTCGCCCCAAACAAACGTGCTGGTATTAAGCTTCAGGAAACCAACAATGTAGTTAGTGTTAGCGAAAACCTGTTTGCTAGTGCTAAGAGCCCTACTTACCTTAGACGGAGTAGAAGAACCACCATTAGGCAAAGTAAACGTAGCAGTAAACTTGCCATCAGTTCCATCCGTCTCCCACATACCAAAACGGCAACTAGCAGAAGTATTGTTATACCCACCAACAGCAAATGCGATATTACGCACCAAAGCAGGCTTAGCAGCATCACCAGTTAAACCAGGAGCATCACGGCCAACAATGTCAGGAAAATCAAAATAGTCACCAATTTTATATGGTGGACGGTTACCATTAAACGGACTGTTATTTGTGCTGCCGTAAGAATAAGAAGTAAAAGGCATTAAATATCCCAACTAGACGTGTAGGTAGTGACCGCATCATCGGTAGGTGTTACAGAACCATCAAAATAATCGTTCAACGAAGCAGAAGCCTCAATCAAAATACTATCAATATAAACAGCCCCAACATTGCTGAAGCGCAACTGCCCGTGCGTGCTGCTGTAATCAGAAATGTAGTTCACGTTGATACGAGTCCACTCCGCTGAGGTTACAGACACAGCAGTAGTAGCACGCTGAGTATAGGTCGAATCGTCAGGCGAATCCCAAGCACTCAAAGTAACTGAAGTAGAACCAGAAACAGCTTTCACATACACAGACAAACAATAGCTAGTGCTAGTTTCCTGAGTGAACTCGTGTTCAAGTACAGAAGAAGCACCAACCAACCCAGAAGCAGTACCAGAATAAGCGGTAGCAGTCGAACGAGTAATGCTGCCTGAAGTAGCAGTCCAGTGAGAAGTATCCACAAAGAAAGTAGGGTTAAGGCTCAAGTTCTTACGAGTATACGAATAAGCAGAAGCAAAAGCGTTATCGTTACGAGTCTTGAACACTAGGTTACCCAAACTGTCCATAAACAAACGCCCAGCCTCAGACTTCTCAATCTTCTGCATATAATCCAACAACGCATCACCCACACCAGGGTCATCAGGAGTCAAATACGCCAAACCAGTAGAAATCCTACGCTTAGTCGCAGACCAACCAGCAGTATTCAAAATGTTATTCAAACGTGTAGACGACAACTCACGACCAAAACTCGGTGGCGGGTCAGTGAAGTTCTGGTTCGTAAACACACTAAAAGCATCCGAAGCCGAAATGCTAGCAAGCGACTGCCCATCTAACGAATACGACAAATTCCAGTCATTAATAACGCCCTCAAACAACTGAATGTTCTCGCGGCTAATACGCAACCCACCAATAGGCTTAACCTGCCCATAATAAGGCGAACCAGTATAAGTAGGGTCAAAAGCACGGCTACGGTTATCCAAATCCACAGAAGCCTGACCAGCCGAATACGGAGTCAAACTATTCTGCTTACCACGGTCAATCGAAACGCTCTTCACATAAGAAGTAACATCCTGATACACATACGCACCAGAACTGTTCTTATCAAACCCAAATTCAACTTTGACAGACATTACGCTCTCCAGGTATTTCCAGACTGACGTTCATAAGCCTGAATAGCTGCAACCACAGCCTTACCAATAGTAGCACCAGAACCCACGCCACCCTCAACAGTAATGTTGTATTGGTTCTGATACTTAGCCTGAACCGTATCAGCAGCAACCTGATTAGCCAACGCACCAAACTCAGAGTACGACTGGTTAGCCTCATTCATCAAGCTAGAACTGCCAACCAAAGCACGAGCAGCATCCAGCCCCTCAACAGGACCAGCCTTAACAATCTGCTGCAACAAATCAGCGTTCAAACCTTTATCTTTCAACTGACGAATAAGGCCAGTGAACTCACGCATCTTAGTCATCAACTTAGCCATGTTACGAGCAATAGTAGAACCCGACTTACCCATGCTAGTGATGTCAAAAGCACCCATCAAAGAATCATGTAAACCAGTCAGTTCATCTTTAATCTTGTTCACAGCAGTCTTGAACGGGTCAACCATAGCCTTAGCAGCCTTAGCAGCACCAGTTCCAGTTCCAGCAGTCACACTAAAAGCGTTCATCATTTTCTTGAAAGCAGCAATCTGCTTCTTCACAAGGTCTTCAGGAGACTCAGTAGCAGGAAGAGCCGAAGCAGCTTTTAGCATATTAGCTTCAGCGACCTTCTTTGCACCCTTAACGTAGAACTCGTCCTCTTTACGTGCAACAGTAATCGCAGCAGCCTGCTGCTTCAACGAACCAGTATAAGCAACCACACCAGACGTAGCCACTGCACTAGACAAACCAACCTGAACATTCATCGTGCTCAAATCGGCCATGTTAGACCCACCAGAAGAAATCTGCTCATGCATAGTCTTAGCAGCAGCAGCCGTACCATACATATTGTTGCCAAGAACCTTAGTTTCCCTAGCCAAGCCGACAACAGGTGGCCAAGCAGCACGAGAAGCAGCACCCCACGCAACCGTACCAGCAACAACTAACCCAAGAACAACCGCAATAGCACCCCACGGAGTCGCAGCCGTAGCAGCAGCCAACCCGCCCTGAGCCGAAGCCAAAGCAGCAGTACCAGCAGTAGCAGCAGCCTGAGCAGCCGTAAAAGACAACAAAATAGTTCTTAGCGATGTAACAGCTATACCAACTTTGGTAACAATAGTAGAAACAGTCTTAAAAGTAGCAACAAAAATAATAATCTCGCTACCAAAATTACTGAACAACGAAATAAGCCAGCCAATAATCGGAGTAGCAAAACTAATCAAATTAGTGAACTGGTCAATCAAACCATTAATGTTCTTAGAAGCTGCAGTTGCGTTCTCCCCAACAACCATAACCAAGCCACCAAGCGCACCAAAAAGCTTAGTCAAGCTAGGTCCAACATTGCTAACAATGCCTTCCATCAACTGAACCACAGCAGCCAAAGGACCAATCAAAGACTCAGCGACAGTAGCCTTCATGTTAGTCCAAGTAGCAGCCAAACGAGCCTGAGACACAAACAAAGTATCACCATTACGAGCAAAAGCACCCTGAGCATCAGAAGTAGCAGCAAACAACAACTTCATACGAACAAGCTGCTGAGCGTGCAACTTTTCCTGACCAGTAAGCTTATCCAAACCTAGCGAAGCCATCTCAGCATTAACCTGAGCCTGCTTAATAGCAACACCGAACTTCTCAATCGGGTCATACTCACCACGGAACAACGCAGTCATACCAGTCAAGGCTTCCTGAACGTCATAACCATAAGTCGCAGCAAGGTCCGCACCCAAACCAACAAGTTCCTTAGTAAGAACAGTGTTATCAGCCATAGCAAAACCAGACTGCTTCATCACCGAACCAATAAAGGTAGTAGCCTTAGCAGCCTCAGCCGTAGACATACCCATCTCAACGCCAGCTTTAGAGAAATCTGTCATCTCAGCAGTAGCCTCACCAAAAATAGTGCTCAAACCAGAAAGGTTACGCTCTAAATCACGAGCAGCATCAACAGAACTGCTAATAAACGCAATACCCTTTTGAAGACCCTGCCAACCAACATAGCCACCAACAAGCTGCTTAGTAAGGTTTCTGACACCATCACCCAAGCCCTTAAGCTTGCCCATAGCATCCTTAACGCCCTTATCGTTAAATGCGCTAACTAGATTTAGTTTAATTTCGCCAGCCACTAGCGTCTCCTAAGTCGGTTATTGATATCATTTACAGCATCATTCACAGCTGTTTGCGTTTCTATTCTCACCTGAGGCAATGAACTTTCAGCACCAGGATAAACAAAACGAGAAGCCCTAGCACCAAGTCGAGCAATCATAGCCCTACCCTGACCACGAATCTTGTGCTTACGCTTACCAATGTACTTACCGCCATACTTACCCGTGTAAGTGTAATCATATTCACGAGTCTCATCCTTGCTGTTCACATAAGCCCCACTACGCCCAGCCATATCAGCCAAACCAACAGGAGCAGCACGAACAACAGCCTGAATCAAACCAACAACAGGGAACTTGCTACGAGGAGCACGCTTCCTATCACGAATAACCACAGACTTAATATCACGGCTCTGATTCATGGTGCGAGACCAAGACAAACGCCCAACCTTAGTCACCATGCCAGACAACGGCGCAGTAGTAGGAATCGAGTTCTTAATGCCCCTAGTAAGAGGGCGACCAATCTGACGATAACGCTTACGCAAAGCCTTAACAAGAGCAGGGTCAACCTGGCGCATAATAGTAATCAACTGCTTATAATCCGTAAAGGAAACTACAGCTCTAATACTTGCCATCTGACTCACCACCTAAAACACAATTCTACCAGCAATAAGAAACCCCCAGCCGAAGCCAGGGGTCTCCATCACTGTTGTTGATTCCTAGAAACCAGGTATCTACCAATAGTCCACAACATTCGCTCATCAAGCTGCATCAAGTCCAAAGGACTAATGCCAGACTCAACAGCCAACATTGCAATATACCAGTGCGCTGAGCTATCGCCCAGCCCTTTTATTTTGGGTCTGCAACGCCAAACTCGATACCAGCAACATCATTCACCCAATCAGCGAACTCTTTAGCGGTCTCTTTACGGCGGTGCTCAGAAGCCCAAGCAAGGAACAGAAGGTGAGTGAGCTTAGCTTCCTTCTCAAGAGCAGCAATCGAAATCTCGAACTCTCTCTCAAAAGTAACCATGTCTCCAGCAATAGCGGTAATGTCTTTAGTTTCGCCAGAAACAAACTCAATGCGTAGGTTAATCTTCAATTTTTATCCTTTAGTTTAGTTATGCAGTTGCACGAGTAACAGTACCAGTTGTCGGCCAAGTAACCGAGAAACCAGCAAGGTCACCAATCGAAGCGTTGATAGGCTGGTAAGCGTTAATCAACACCTGAGCGGTGTAAGAAGGGTTCGTTGCTGAAACAGTAGCAGAAGTCGGGGTAATAACCAACGTACCGATGGTGTTGATTAGAGGCCAAATCTGTGCATCTACTGAACCTGCAGCGAAGTCCTGATAGAAGTCTAGCTTAGCTGAACCCGAAATGATGCCACCAACAACAGTCTTGTAGGTGCTGCCAAAAGTAGTAGTTTCTACTTCGTTGGCGTTGATGTCAAGGCTAACCGAGTGGATAGAAGGCGAAAGGGCCGTACCATTCAGGGTAATCTTGAAGTCAGTTGCGACAAATTTTGCCATAATGATTCTCCTAGTTTGCGTATACCTGAACGGCAAACTCAGCCGCTAGGTAGATTGTATCTCCAACAGTGACCTGGCCATAAGAGCTAAGTCGAGTCACCCGACAGTCACTTGCGTAACCATTGAGTGTCCTATCTGATTCTACCGCAGTTTTCACACTGTAAGTGCCTTGACTGCTGCAGTAAGCATCAAGAGAGGCTTGTGCGGTGCGGTCAGAAACACGACCCACCAAAACATTTACCGAAAAAGTCAAAGTATCCAAACCTCGACCAAAAGTAGTATCAAACTCAATCGAAGAAGGCTCAATAATAGCCACAGGCGGGTTCGGGTCATCAGGAACATACGCAGAAGTACGCAACCCAGGAATAGTCGCCAAATTCGTAGCAAGAGCCGTTCTAAGCTCGCTAACAGTAGCCATTACATAAACCCATTCACACGGCGATAAGGCTCAAGCATACGAGCCACATCAGGGTCAACACGAGACACACGCATAGCACCCATGTCACCAAAACCAGCAACACCCAAAGGCGAATCATTGCGCTTAAAAATACGGGCAGCCTGAATAACACAAGCCTGCTTAATAGCCGTTGGAACAGCTGACCAGCCCCATACACCAGTCACCTTTACCAGAGCAGCACCGCCAGCAATCGGGAACAAATAGTTCCACAACGCCCGTAGACCAGTAATCGGCAT